TCTAATTCTATGCTTATAAGATTATCTTGGAGTGGAGGTAATGGAACAATGACGTTAAACTTGCCTTCTGCTTCTGATAATACAAATAGAGTTATGAGGTTTATTTCTAATGGAGGATTTGATACTGCAACAAGAGTAGAATTAACACCAATAAACTCAGAAACATTAGATGGCTCTACGAGTGCTTATATAATAAACAAAGAATTTGAAGGTATACAAATATGGTCAGATGGTGTTCAGTGGTTTATAATACAAAAGAAAGCTTAAAAATACAACAAAAATAAAAGCTTGAGGTTATCAAGTTATACTGTTAATTTAAATCAATAATATATGAAAGCTACCGACATCGTAGACAAATTTAAGAAAATCTTACTATCTGAGACTGAAGAAGTCAAAGAGATAGAAGTAAAAGAAGATGTACAATTAGCTGAAGAAGTTATCGAAGAAGTAAAAGATGAAGTTTCTGATGAGATTCCTGTAGAGGAGATTGAAGAAGAAAATTTATATGCTACTAAAGAAGAACTTTCTAAAGCTATTGCTGAAGTAAAAGCAATGTACGACCAATTAATGGAATCAATGAGTGACGAAAAGTCTCCTGAAGTTCCAGAAGAATTGAGTTCTGAAGAAGTATCAGAAGAAAGTGAAGTGGAATTATCTTCACAGGAACCAGAAGTAGAGCCTATTGCTCATTCTCCTGAGTCCAACGTAGAAAAAAACAATGTTCATTTATATGGTCAAAACAGACCACAAACAATAATGGATAGAGTACTAAACAAAATATCATAATAAAACCAAAACTAAAATAATTAAAAATGGCTACTACAACTTCAATTACAAGTACTTATGCTGGAGAGTTTGCTGGAAAGTATATCTCTGCTGCATTATTATCTGGTTCTACTATAGAAAATGGTGGAATTTCAGTAAAACCTAATGTGAAATTTAAGGAAGTAATCAAAAAGGTCGCTACAAGTGGACTTATTGCTAATGCTTCATGTGATTTTGCTGACACAGGTTCAGTAACATTAACTGAAAGAATCCTTCAACCAGAAGAGTTCCAAGTTAATATTGAACTATGTAAAAAAGACTTCCGTTCTGATTGGGAAGCTGTACAAATGGGATATTCTTCATTTGACAAATTACCTCCAAAATTTAGTGATTTCTTAATCTCTCACGTTGCTGCTAAAGTTGCTGAGAAGACTGAGCAAAACATCTGGAGTGGAGTTAACGCTAACGCAGGTGAATTTGATGGATTCTCTACTTTATTAGCTGCTGATTCTGATGTTATAGATGTAACTGGTTCTGCAATTACTTCTGCTAACGTAATCGCTGAATTAGGTTCTATCGTAGATGCAATTCCTTCTTCTTTATACGGACAAGAAGATATGTATGTATATGTATCTCAAAACATCGCTAGAGCTTATGTAAGAAGCTTAGGTGGATTTGGAGCTTCTGGATTAGGTGCTGCTGGTACAAACTCTCAAGGAACTCAATGGTGGAACAATGGTTCATTAAGCTTTGATGGTGTAAAACTATTTGTTGCTAATGGATTAGCTGATGACACTGCTGTTGCTGCTGAAAAATCTAACCTATACTTTGGAACAGGTCTTTTATCTGACCACAACGAAGTAAAAGTTATCGATATGGGTGACTTAGATGGTTCTCAAAATGTAAGAGTAATCATGAGGTTTACAAGTGGAGTACAATACGGAATCGGAGGAGATATCGTATACAGAGTAAACGCTTAATAATAATTAAATAAAGGGTGGGCTTAACCACTCACCCTTTTAATACTAACTTTTAAAAAACTAATAATATGTCTTGTAATTTATCACTATATAGAACAGAGCCTTGTAAAGACAGCGTTGGTGGATTAGATAAAGTTTACTTTGTTAATTATGGCACAATAGGAGATATCACTTATGATACAACTAACACAGATTCTATAGAAGCTGTTGCTGGTTCTCCAAGTGCTTATGAATACGATATTAAAGGAACTTCATCTTTTACACAAAACATTCAATCTAGTAGAGAGAATGGAACAACTGCTTTTGAGCAAGTACTAGAACTTTCTTTACATAAACTAACTGTTGCTGACCACAAGGAATTAAAATTACTTTCTTGGGGAAGACCTCACGTTATCATAAAAGATAATAACGGAAACTATTTCTTGTCTGGATTAGAGCATGGAATGGATGTTTCAGGAGGAACTGTTGTAACAGGTGGTGCTATGGGAGATTTAAGTGGATACACATTAACATTAACAGGGATGGAAAAGATTCCTGCTAATTTCTTAGATGCTGACCCAACAACTACTGGGTTTACTGTTGTGAACTCTTAAACATAGTACACTCTTAAACATAATAGATATAAAGCCCTTTAATTAGGGCTTTTTCTATATAAAACAAAATCAATACTTTTCAGTTATCTTATTATGATAAGATTACTTCCAAATACAGATTCTCAGACGATTAATATAATCCCTAGAGACAAAACGTCTTTGTCAAGTATAAATCTTACTATAACACAAGACGGAACAAACAAAAGCGAAACACTAACAGACCTTACAGCTTCTGACAATGGAAACTTTGTTTCTGTATCATTAGCTTCTACTATATTAAAAGATGAAACTGCTTACTACTTACAATTCAGTAAAGGTGGTAATTTATGGTATAGAGATAAGGCTTATGTAACTTCTCAAACAAATGATGAAGTAATACACACATTAAATACGAACAAGTACACTGAATATGGTGCTGGTTCTGAAGACGAATACATAGTAATATAATATGGAAAATAAAAATATTAGAGTAGTCAATTTATCTGGTTATGAAATACCAGAAATAAAAGAAGTCTACGGAAAAGACTGGGTTCAATACGGAGATAACAATGATTACTTTGATGAACTTATAGATAAATACTTAGGCAGTCCTACAAATGCTAGATGTATAAATGGTATTGTAGATATGATTTATGGTAGAGGACTAGAAGCTACAGACAGTGAGATAAAACCTGAGATGTATGCCAAAATGAAAATGCTCTTAAAACAAAAGGATTTAAGACGTGTTGTAAACGATTATAAGATGTTAGGTCAATCTGCTGTTCAAGTGGTCTATAACAAGCGTAAAACAGCCATTGTGAAGGTGCTACACTTTCCTATGGAGACTCTTAGAGCAGAAAAAGCTAAAAAAGGTCAAATAGAAGCTTATTACTACCATCCTAAGTGGTCTGAAATGAGTCCTAGTGACAAACCTAAAAGAATACCTTCTTTTGGTAATGGTTCTAAAAAAGAGGTTATAGAAATATATGTATTTAAACCATATAGGTCAGGATTCTACTATTATTCTCCAGTAGACTATCAATCTTGCTTACAATATGCAGAATTAGAAGAAGAAGTAAGTAATTATCATATAAACAATATAAAGAATGGATTACAACCTTCTTTATTAATAAACTTTAACAATGGAGTACCTAATGAAGAAACTCAAGAGCTTATTGAGCATAAAATATATGATAAGTTTAGTGGCTCTTCAAATGCAGGTAAATTCATACTTACTTTTAATGAGTCTACAGAAACTCAAGCAGATTTACAACCTATTCACTTACCAGATGCTCATGCACAGTATCAATTCTTGGCTGACGAAAGCAGGGAAAAAATAATGCTTGGTCATGGTATTGTTTCTCCTATCTTATTAGGTATAAAAGACAATACAGGGTTTGGAAACAATGCAGAAGAACTTAGAACTGCTTCTATACTTATGGATAATATAGTTATCAGACCATTTCAACAAAATATTATAGATGGTTTAGATGAAATACTTGCATTTAATAAAATATATTTAAGCTTATACTTTGTAACTCTACAACCAATAGAATTTACAGAATTAGATAACATTTCTACTAAAGTTAAAAGAGAAGAAGAGACAGGAGAGAAGTTAAGTTCACAAGAAGAACTAGATTTATCAGATGAAGGTGCAGATGACTTGTACAATCAACTAGAAGTATTAGGAGAGGTTGTTTCTGATGAATGGGAACTTATA